ACCTGGCCGCCGACCAGGGGCTGATCTACCCGCACCGCCTGTCCGGCCGGGGCAACAAGCTCCGCTATTCGACCCGCAAGACCCTCTTGGTGGACCCGAAATGACCCGTTTACTTACTCACGCGCGCACCCCCCGTACCCCCCAGCAGGGGTGCGCGAGTAAGTTACTCACCCACGCACGCAGCGGCCATACCCCCCAGCGGTGCCAAGAAGGCACCCTGGGGGGCGGGTATGGCGCGCGTGTGACGGAGTGTGACCCCTATCCGCCCACGCCGGGCATGGCGACGATCCTTCGCCACTGCCGCTGCATGGACTGCCGCCACTTCGGCCGCTGCGGCGACGAGTACACCTGCTCCCACGACATCGGGGGCACCAAGGTCGTGTGGGCAACCGGTCAGCACGTGTGCGACCCGCCGCCACAGGCTTGGCACTACTGCTCACACTACCACGGCCCGCAGATCAGCACGGACGTCTGGGTGTGGCGGCGCGGTCAGGGCGAAAAAAGACCCGCGCCAGGCGGGGGGAGTCCCGGCAGCGGGTCACAACGACCCATGTCGGATGGGGTGGATCCGACTGAGCTGCCCGGATTGTACCCAACGCGGCCAGATGCAAACAGTAATTCTTACCACCTAGGTTCGCACCAGGCGGCGCAGGGTGGGCCAGGTTCAAACATCTCCGTCGAGGCCGAGCAAGGATACGACCACGCGCCGGTGCGCCGCCACGTCGCGGATCATCAAGGTGGGCAAGGTGGAAAAGATGCGTAGGTACTCCGCCAGCAATGGTTTACGTGACCGAGCGGGGAACGGACACGCGGCATGTTTTTGTTGGTTGCCGGTGAAAGACTCGGCTGCCGCCTACGCGCCACCGCGCTTGCCCCATGTGTGCTCGCAGGCGACGCAGGCCCAGGCTGGGGAATCACGATCGATACAGCAGCCGCCCAGAGCCACCCGGCCGGCGTCCAGGTCTTGCCGGAGTTCCTTAGAGAGCATTGGCAACCCATACAAGATCGGGGCTACTCGATCAGAGCCGCATTGGGGGCAGGCCTTGGGCTTGTCTCTCATCGCCGACACTCCCCTTGGGGAAAGGAATCCACATGCGAATTGAACTGCGCAGCACAGACGACATCAAGCCCTATGACAACAACCCCCGCCTCAATGACCAGGCCGTCGAGGCCGTGGCGGCCAGCCTCAAGGAGTTCGGCTTCCGCCAGCCGATCGTAGTCGACGAGGCCGGTGTGATCATCGTCGGCCATACGCGGTGGAAGGCCGCTAGGAAGCTGGGCCTGGCCAAGGTGCCGGTCCACGTGGCCAAAGACCTCTCGCCCGCGCAGATCAAGGCCTACCGTATCGCCGACAACCAGACGAATACGCTGGCCGACTGGAACTACGACCTGCTGCCCATCGAGCTGAGGGACCTGCAGACTGCGGACTTCAACCTGGACCTGCTGGGTTTTGATGCCGACGAACTGGCCAGGATCCTCGACCCGGACGGCACGCAGGGCCTGACCGACCCGGACGACGTGCCCGCGCCGCCGGATGAGGCCGTCACCCAGCGGGGCGACCTGTGGCTGCTGGGCAACCACCGCCTGCTCTGTGGCGACAGCAGCAAGGCACATGACGTGGACCGTCTGCTGGACGGCGCGACCATCCACCTGGTGAATACAGATCCGCCGTACAACGTCGGCGTCGCCTCCCGGAGCAACAACGCCATCGCGGTCTCCGGGGACCGGCCCATCGGCCAGCAGGGCATGGACATGGCCATCCGGGGCAAGACACACGCGACGGACAAGAAGCTCCGGGCCAAGGATAGGCCCCTCGTCAACGACTTCATCTCGGACGAGGAGTTCGCCCGGCTGCTGCGGCTGTGGTTCGGGAACATCACGCGGGTGCTGGAGCCAGGGCGCGGTTTCTACATCTGGGGCGGGTACAGCAACATCTGGAATTACCCCAACGCCCTCCGCGAATCGGAACTGTACTTCAGTCAGATGATCATCTGGGTCAAGGAGCACCCGGTCCTGACCCGCAAGGACTTCATGGGCAACCACGAGTGGTGCTTCTACGGGTGGAAGGAAGGGGCGGCGCACAAGTTCTTCGGCCCGGCCAACATCACGGACGTCTGGTCGGTCAAGAAGATCCCGCCCCAGCAGATGGAACATTTGACGGCCAAGCCTGTGGAGTTGGCCGTGCGTGCCATTCAGTATTCATCCCTGAAGGGTGAGAACGTCCTGGACCTCTTCGGGGGCTCGGGAAGCACGTTGATCGGTTGTGAGCAGACTGGGCGCAAGGCCTATCTGATGGAGATCGATCCGTTGTACGCAGATTTGGTGGTCGATAGGTTCCAACGCTTCACCGGCAGACCCGCGATCTTGGAACGCACCGGCACATCGCCGATCCCGATGAAGCCCCGCGAGGAGAACATGCGATGAGGGCGGCATCTGCGGCTGATGGCGGCATGCACGGGGTTGATGCCGCTCCCCGTGCCGGCCAAGAGCACCCCGACTCCTGCTGGAGCCGGGGTGGAGGAGGCGTGAACGTGGTGGGCGGTCTACTTGGCCAGCTCGAACTTGCCTCTGGCGACCTTGCGGAACCGGGCCTGGGCGCCCTTGGTGGCGCACTCGCGAAGTATGGCCGCGTAGATGGTCGCCGCTGGGGTCTTGCCACCGGTCTTCCACAGGCCCTTGGCCAGCATCCGCTCGACCATCGTCTTGGTGTTGAGCGGCTCGCCCGCCTGGGCCAGCACCGTGGCGGCGGCGTCCAGGCCGCTGGGGCCGCGCGAGGTTGCGCCAGGTTCGCCCGTGGCGCGTTTGCGGGCGGGCCTTGCGTCCCGGGCCGGCTCCGACGCGGTCTTCGAACCTGCGCCGTCGGGTGCGGTCGTGGCGGCGTCCCCGTCAGGGGCCCCAAGGGCCTGGTGGCCCTTCTTGCCCTGGGCCTCCAGCTCGGCCAAGGAGGTGATCTTCTGGCGCTTGGCCGGGCGCTCGGTGGCCAGGCCCCGCAGGCGCTGGGGGCTCTTGATCCGCACTGGCCGCTTGGTGGCGACGTTGACGCCGTCCCAACCGCCGTGGGGGTTCTGGCCGGTGATGCGGACGTCCTGGACGCTGCCGCTGACCTTGACCCGGTACACCTTGTTGATCTCAACGTCTTTGTTCTTCATGGTTCAGCTCTCCTTCGGTTGCGTGGGTTCCGGGACGAAGGTCGCGGTCTCCCACATGTCCAAGTAGTCCTCAACGGCCCCGCGCACGATGTCGCTGACCGTTACTGTGTGGCCACGGTCGGTGGTCTCCTTCCCGGCCTGGCGAATCAGCCGCTGGTGCAGCTCGACAGGCATCACAAACGAAACGTGGGCGTTCTTTGCTGCCAAGCGATTCATCCTGCTCTCCTTTCAAAGTCCCAGCTCTTCGGCCAGCCGGGCCTGGTGTTCACTGCCGCCGACGAGCTCCACGAGCTGGTCGGCGAACCACTGGACCTGGCGGTCCACGTTGGCGTCGTTGGTGTGGACGGGTTGGAGGTACGCCACGATGGCCGCGACCGCGTGGGGGCCCAGCTGCTCGCGGACCGCGTCGAACAGGTCCTGCTCGTCATTGGCGGGCACGGTGACCTTGCGGCCGTTGCCCGCGTCGTAGCGAGTCGGGCGTCCGATCCAGCCGGAGGCCGTGAGGAAGGCTCGCCAGGTCTTCTCGTCCATCGGCTCGTGGACCTCGTTGCGGCCGGGCGTGACGACCCGCCAGAGATCGCGGTCGACGTCGTCGCGGTATATGCACAGGCCGCGAACGCCCATCTGGCGTCCGATGTCGGCGGCTTCCAGCGTGGTGAGGATCTTCTTGGTCATGGTCGTGGTCTCCTAGTTGATGCCCAGCGTGGTGAGCAGCTCTTGAGCGGCCTCGGCGGCCTGGCGGGTGCGGGACAGCTCCCCGCACAGCCGGTCCACCTCGACGCCGTTGCCCTGCAGGACGCCCAGGGAGTTGGGCACCCGGCCTTCCTCGTTCAGCTCGCGCAGGGCGTGTTCGAGCTGGCGTCGGCAGTACTCCATCACAGAGGCGAGGTTGGCCTGCACGTTCTCGTACTCGCGGGCGGCGCCCATCGCGTGCCGCAGCAGCGTGCGAGCCGTCTCGTCCTTGTGGGCGTCGATCATCCGGGCGAGGTCGTCGGTCGTCTTGAGGCCGGTGCTCTTGCTGTTCTGGTTCATGGTTGTCGCTCCTTAGCAGTTGGGGAAGACGGTGTGGTAGACCTGCAGGGGGATCTGGTCGCGGACGAGCGTGTCCATCGCGTCAGCCAAGCACGCGGCGGTGTCGAAGTCGCCGGCGGCGAAGGCGTCGCGGAAGGCCGTCAGGTCCTGGACGTCCCGCTCGTACTGCTTGGCGAGTTCCTGGTCGCCGTCGGTGGCGGCGCGCTCGCCCATCAGCTGCCAGTGGCGGATCGCCAGGTCCATCCGGCGGGTGTAGCAGGTCATCGTGCGTCTGTTGGTCTTCTTGGCGGTCATCTTCGTCTCCTTGTGCGGTGCCATGTTCATGAACACATAGGGCCATGGAAACCGCCCCCCGCCAAGCGGAACCCCCTGAATCTGACCGGATTCCGCATGCCCCATGCCTTTGAAAGTGCGTGACTTATGGCAGCCAGCGAAGATTCTTCCACCGCTGTACCCGCGACAGCCGCCCCCGGGGCCGACCGCATCGACCCCCTGGCGATGACGGTCGCCCAGGCGGCCAAGGTCCTGTCGGCCGTGGGCGTGGGCACGGTCAGCCAGGAGCTGCTCCAGCGGCACATCGCCGCCGGGGCGCCGGCGACGTCCGACGGGCGGATCAACCTGGTGCACTACGCCGCCTGGCTCAACCAGCAGCTGGGCAAGGATCCCGAAGGGGCCGGTGATCATGGCGCGTGACGTGCGGCAACTATCGCCGACCGAGCTGGTGCGGCTGGTCAACTCCACCCCGCTGGGGACCGTACTGTCCGCGCCGCGCCTACACCGCCAGATGAACCAGGCGGGCCTGCGGATCGGCGACGGCCGCACCATCCACCTGGTCAAGTACGTGGCCTGGTTGGCCCAGGAGGTCGAGCGGCCCCGGCCGGCGGCGATGAGCTACGAGGACAAGAAGCGCCGCGAGGCCCAGCGCAACCGTGAGAAGAGCTTCGCCGGCCAGGACATCGGCCCGGTGCCCGATGTAGCCGACTGGCCCCGTCGCCAGGCCGCCTGCGCCAGCTTCCAGACGTTCTGCCAGACGTACTTCCCAAGGGTGTTCTACAGGCCCTGGTCGGATGATCATCTGCGCGTGCTGGCCAAGATCCAGCGCTGCGTCCTCAAGGGCGGGCTATTCGCGTTTGCAATGCCCCGCGGGAGCGGCAAGACGGCCATGGCATCTTTGGGAGGCTTGTGGGCGGTGCTGATCGGCGCCCGGCCGTTTGTGTGCCTGATCGGCGGGGCCAAGGATGCGGCCCAGAAGCTGTTAGCCAACATCCGCGCCACGATCCTTTCGCCCGAGCACGAGGCCTTCCGGGCCGACTTCCCGGAGGCCCTGTACCCGCTGTGGATGCTCCGCAACAACGCCCGCCGCCAGGGCGGCCAGCATATCGACGGCGAGCTGACCTTCTGCACCTGGGGCCACGACCGGTTGGTGTTCCCCACCGTGGCCGCGGATCAGCTGCCCAAGACGCTGAAGGAGGCGGGCCTGATGGTCTCCCCTTCCAGCGGCTCGATCATCACCGTGACCAGCCTGGACTCCAACATGCGCGGCCAGCAGCACACCCGGGCCGACGGCTCCATCATCCGCCCCTCGCTGGTCCTGCTGGATGACCCCCAGACCCGCGAGTCGGCCCGATCGGCGGATCTGACGGCGTATCGACTGGCGCTACTCAATGGGGACGTCCTGGGCATGGCCGGGCCCGGGGAGAAGATGGCCGCCTTCCTGGCCTGCACCAAGATGTACGAGGGCGACCTGGCCGAGCGGGTGCTGGATCCTCGCCGTAGCCCCCAGTGGCAAGGCGAGTGCACCAAGATGGTGTACGCCTGGCCGACGGACCAGAAGCTCTGGGATGACTACCGCCGCATCCGCGATGAGTCGCTTCGCCAGGGCCACGAGGGCCGCGAGGCCACGGAGTTCTACGCCGCCCACCGTAGCCAGATGGATGCCGGCTCCCAGGTCGCCTGGGCGGACCGCTACAACGCCGACGAGCTATCCGCCATCCAGCACGCCATGAACTGGCGGTTCGACATGGGCGAGGAGGCCTTCGCTGCCGAGTTCCAGAACCAGCCGGTCAGCCCCCAGGCGTCGTTGGAGATGCTCACGCCCCGCCAGGTGGCCGAACGGTTCAACGGCCGGCCCCGGGGCCAGGTGCCCCTGTCGTGCTCCAAGCTCACCGCCTTCATCGACGTCCACAAGGAGCTGCTGTTCTGGTGCGTGACGGCCTGGCAGGAGCAAGACTTCACCGGCTTCGTCATCGACTACGGCACGCTGCCCGACCAGAGGCGGTCGTACTTCAGCGCGACTAGTGCGCCCAAGACGCTGGGGGCCGGTTTCCCCGGCATGGGCGAGGACGGCGCCCTCCAGGCCGGTCTGGAACAGCTGGTCGGAGATCTGCTCCAGCGCCAATGGCCCCGCGCCGGGGGCGGGGTCCTGCGGATCGACCGGCTGTGCGTGGACATGGGCTACAAGTCGGGCATCGTCGCGGCCATCAAGCACAAGGCCGGGGGCTCGGCGATGCTCCTGGCCAAGGGCGTGGGCATCAAGGCCGGCGGCAAGCCCGTCTCGATGTACCAGCGCCGGCCCGGCTGGGTCATCGGGCACAACTGGTACCTGCCCAACGTCGCCGGCACCCACGAGTTCCCCCATGTCTGCGTGGATGTGAACTACTGGAAGAGCTTCGTCCACGAGCATCTGGCGGTGGCCCCGGGCGACCCGGGGGCGATGACGCTCTTTGGCAAGTCGCCCGGCGACCATGCCCTGTTCGCCGAGCACATCGCCGGCTCGGAGACCTGGACGCTCACCCACGGCCAGGGCCGCGATGTGCGGGAGTGGAAGCTCAAGCCCCCCCGGCCGGACAACCACTGGCTGGACTGCCTGGTCGGCTGCGCCGCGGCGGCCAGCATGATCGGCGTGAAGATCGCCGGGGAGGCGGCGCCAGTCCGCCGGCGGAAGCGCTACACGCAGGAAGACCTGAGGAGATAGGCATGGACGATACCGTCAGCGACGTGTCTGCCGCTCCGGCTGGCCGCAAGGCCTGGGCGCCGGGTCAGGACCAACGGGGGCTGGTCTGTCGCCATTGCGGCTGCCAGCACTTCCGTGTCGTTTACACCCGCCCGACCTGGCACGGCCGGATCATGCGCCGTCGCGAGTGCCGCCACTGCGGCAAGCGGATGACGACCTGGGAGAGGGCGGGGTAGCCCCCAAGCGGTCCGCGACAAGGCCGACAAGTAGGGTGTTTACCCTACTCCCTGTTTCGCAGAGCGCTATGGGCTTTGCGCTTGACGGACCGCCGATGCGCGGTAGCATCTAAGACGCTCCGACCTCCGCCAGGGGAAACGGCGGAGAGGGTGAAGCCGGCCGATTGGCCGGTTCTACCGCGAGGGCAGGGGCGAGTTCCCGCTCGCTCGTCTGATCCTGCCCGATGGCCCCAGGATTCGCACAGACTCGCTTAGGGTACCCCCCGTGCGCAGGGGCAACGGGCCCAGGCCTACGAGGTGCTCAAGTGAGCAGGACTACTCTCGGAGGCAGAGCAATGAAGGCACAAGTGATTGCGGCTGTGGGTCTCGTCGTGTCCCTTGCGGTTGTCAGCGGGGCAGGAGCAGATGTCCTCAGCATGGGTGGGATGCGAAACGCCGATGGGTCGTGGAATGGGCTGGCCAGCCTGGAAACGGTCCCCGTGGGCAACCCAGGAAACGCCGGGGAACTCTCTGGCACAGGCGCCGGAGGGGATGGCCCTGACCGGATCTGTGGGGCGGTGGACTACGGGTTCAACATCGGCAAGTACGAGGTGACGGCCGGTCAGTACTGTGAGTTCCTCAACGCGGTGGCCGACAGCGACACGTACGCGCTGTACAACCTGGCGATGGACCGGGACAGTGGCGCGCCCTATGGTTCCCAGTACGGCTGCAGCATTAAGCGCAGCGGCTCGCCTGGCGCCTACACCTACACCGTTGCATCCGACTACGCCAACCGTCCGGTGACGCATATTGGTTGGGCTGATGCTGCGCGGTTCGCCAACTGGCTCCACAACGGCCAGCACACGGGGGCCCAGGATTCCTCCACCACGGAAGATGGGGCGTACGACCTGATCTCTACTCAGCAGTACTACGGTCCCAATGGCGAGTTGCCGCTTCACACCAGCACTGACTACACAGCTCTTGTTGAGGCCCTGCTAGCCATCACGCGCAAGGCGGACTGGAAGTGGGCGATCACCAATGAGGATGAATGGTATAAGGCGGCCTACTACGAGCCCGCTATGGAAAGCTACTACGATTACACTACCAGGAGCGACAGTATGCCTGGACTGGATATGACGGAGATCACGAGTCCCGGCAACAACGCCAACTATAGCCGTTACCCCAACTTCATTGAGCCGCTATACTACACAACCGTCGTCGGTGAGTTCGAGTTGTCCGATAGCCCCTACGGCACGTTCGACCAGGGCGGCAACATCTGGGAGTGGCTAGAGGCGGTCCCGTCTGGACAATATAGCGGGATGCGCGGCAGCGCGTGGGAGGATTCTTATTCCTACATGCATTCAGCGGCCCGCGTGGACGGATTCTACCCGACATGGGAGTGGCAGGACTTCGGCTTCCGCGTGGTCCAGGCCCCCGAGCCGGCCTCGCTGGTGCTGCTCGCCCTGGGCGGGCTGGCGTTGATCCCCCGTAGGCGGAAGTGGCCCGCCACTCAGACCATGCCCTGAACCGAAGAAGACGAGCGGCTCATTTCGAGCTGCCCACGACTGAACGTCCACCCATGTAACGATCTGGCCTGCCCCCTTCGAAACCGCTTTGTAGCTGGCATTCCGCCGTGTAGATTCGACTCAGACAACCAGGACGCGCGGCGCGTCGGCTGATCCCCGGCGCGATGCCATAGAACCAAGGCTTCGTGGAGCCACGACTCCACGAGGCTTTTTTCGTTGGCCCGCGCGACTGGTTGCCCAAGAGGCGGATGGACATGGCGGACGACCTCAAGGACACGATCCAGCAGAACGCCCAGGGGCCCAGGCAGGCCAGCGTGGACGGCGTGAGCGTCCAGCAGCACTCGCTGCCGGACCAGATCGCCGCCGACAAGTACCTGGCGGCTAAGAAGGCAGCGGCGACCAACCCGGCCAAGGCGTTCACCCGAGTCAAGATCGTCCCTCCCGGAGCGGTATGAGCATGGGTTGGTGGCCATTCGGCAAGCGGAGCAGGCAGACGGGCATCTTTGCGAGAAACGCCCGGACGCTGCTGGTCCGCGCCAAGCCCGCCTGCCAGCTGTCGGGCAGGTTCGACTCAGCCCAGACCACCGCGGACAACCGCCGCCACTGGTCCAACGCCGACGGCCTGTCGGCCGATGCGGCGGCCAGCCCTGAGGTGCGGCGGACGCTTCGCAATCGCGCCCGCTACGAGGTCGCCAACAACTCCTACGCCCGGGGCATCGTCCTGACGCTGGCCAACGACGTGATCGGCACGGGCCCACGGCTCCAGATGCTCACCGACGGCGATGAGGTCAACCAGACCATCGAACGGGAGTTCGCCACCTGGGCCAAGGCGGTGGACCTGCCGGGCAAGCTGCGGACCATGCGGCAGGCGCGGGCGCAGGACGGCGAGGCGTTCGCGGTCCTGTTCAACAATGACAACCTCGACTCGCCCATCAAGCTGGACCTCAAGCTCATCGAGGCCGACCAGGTGACCACGCCCCTGTCGAAGTCGGGCCTGGACAAGGGCATCGACGGCGTCGTCTTCGACGCCTTCGGCAACCCCAGCCAGTACCACGTCCTGAAGGCCCATCCGGGCGGCAGTGGCGCCGCGGCCGGCAGCCAGGACTACGACGCGATCCCCGCCGCGAGCGTGATCCACTGGTTCCGCACGGACCGGCCCGGCCAGCGCCGCGGCCTGCCGGACATCCTGCCGGCCCTGCCGCTGTTCGCGCAGCTTCGCCGCTACACGCTGGCAGTGATCGCCGCGGCGGAGTCGGCGGCCAACATCGCGGTGCTGATGAAGACTAACTCTCCGGCCGGCGGCGAGGCGGCCGAGGTCGAGCCGATGACCGAGATGGAGTTCTCGCCCAACATGGCGGTGTTCACGCCTGAGGGCTGGGAGCCGTCGCAGGTGAAGGCCGAGCAGCCGGCGACGACCTACGACATGTTCAAGCGGGAGATCCTCAACGAGATCGCCCGCTGCCTGAACATGCCCTACAACATCGCCGCCTGCAACAGCTCGGGCTACAACTACGCCTCGGGGCGGCTGGACCATCAGACCTACTACAAGAGCATCCGCGTGGAGCAGTCCCACTGCGAGACGGTCGTGCTCGACCACATCCTGTCGGGCTGGCTGGCTGAGGCGGTGAAGGTGTTCGCCCTGGGCCAGCTCGATGACTACCCCCACCAGTGGTTCTGGGATGGCCACGAGCACGTGGACCCGGCCAAGGAGGCCAACGCTCAGGCCACCCGCTTGCAGAGCAACACCACCACGCTGGCGGCTGAGTTCGCGAGGCAGGGCAAGGACTGGGAGACGGAGCTTCGCCAGCGCGCGAAGGAAGTGGCGCTGTGCAAGGAACTGGGGCTGACGGTCGCGCAGACCGTGCCAACGCCCCCTGACCAGGTCAAGGAAGACCAGAACGATGAAGACCAGCAGTCCCAATCCCGAGCCGCGTGAGCTGAACCTCACGGGCACGCTGAGCATCGAGGCCGCAGCCCAGGAGGGCCAGCCCCGCAACCGCCGCTTCACCATGCTGGCTTACACCGGCGGGGCCATGCGGATCGCGGGCTTCTCGTACCCGGTGGTCGTGGACCTGACCGGTCTGGATATGTCGCGGGCCTCCTGGCCCGTCTTCGTCGGCCACAACCAGGACATCGACGACCTGCTGGGCCAGACCGACCGCGTCGAGGTCGTCGGCAGCAGCCTGATCGCCTCGGGGGAGGTCATCGGCACCTCTCCCCGCGTGCAGCGGGTGGTGGAGGCCCACGACCGCGGCTTCCGCTGGCAGGCCTCCATCGGGGCAGCGGTGCTGGCCCGTGAGTTCGTGCCCGAGGGGCGCGGCGTCAACGTCAACGGCGGCAACTTCAACGGTCCGGTTCTGGTGGCCCGCAGGGCCGAACTGGGCGAGATCAGCTTCGTATTCGTCGGCGCGGACCGGAACACCTCCGCGACCATCGCGGCCAACCAGGCCGTCAGGGAGAACTCTGTCATGGATGAGAACACGAGCACCAATCAGGCCGACCAGGCCAATCAGCCTGCCACGGAAGGCGCCGCAGCGGGGGCGCAGGCCGCCACCGGCACGGACGCCGGTGCGCCTGCGATCCAGGCCTCGGCAACGCAGGACGCCGGGATCACCATCAACCCCGTCGCCGACATGCGCGCCCGCGCCGCGGCTGAGCAGCTGCGGATCGCGGCCGTGCGGAAGGTCTGCGGCGACCAGCACGCCCAGATTGCCGCCAAGGCGATCAGCGAGGGCTGGGATGTGACGCGGACCGAACTGGAGGTCCTGCGGGCGGACCGGCCCAAGGCCCCGGCCGCTCACGTGCCGGATAACTCTATGACCGGCAGCGTCCTGGAAGCTGCGTGCATGCTGACCGGCGGGGTGGAGGGCGATGCGGTCGCCAGCGCCTACGGCGAGAAGGCCGTGGAGGCTGCCGACAAGCGATTCCGCGGCGGGATCGGGCTGCAGGAGCTGCTTCTGGAGGCGGCCTGGGCCAACGGTTACGACGGCCGCAACTTCCGCGACAGCCGCAGTGTGCTGCGGTTCGCGTTCGGGCCTTCGCTCCAGGCCGGCTGGTCGTCGATCGACGTCGGCGGGATTCTGTCCAACGTCGCCAACAAGTTCCTGCTGGAGGGCTTCTTCAGCGTCGAACGCGTCTGGCGGAACATCTGCGCGGTCCGCAACGTGTCGGACTTCAAGACCGTGACCAGCTACCGCCTGATCGGCCGCGACCAGTATGAGATCGTGGCCCCCGGTGGCGAGCTCAAGCACGGGACCCTGGGCGAGGAGAGCTACACCAACAAGGCCGACACCTACGGCCTGATGCTCTCCATCGACCGGCGGGACATCATCAACGACGACCTGGGCGCCATCACCACCGTCCCCCGCAAGCTGGGGCGCGGCAGTGGGCTGAAGATCAACGACGTGTTCTGGAGCACCTTCCTGAACAATGCGGCGTTCTTCGCCGCCGGCAACAACAACTACCTGACGGGCGCCGACACGGTCCTGGGCATCGACGGCCTCTCGAAGGCCGAGAAGGCCTTCATGGACCAGGTGGACGCCGACGGCAAGCCCCTGGGCCTCATGCCGGCGGTGCTGCTGGTGCCGACGGCGCTCTCGGCCATGTGCACCATGCTCTTCAAGAGCCTGGAGATCCGCGACACCACCGCCTCCACCAAGTACCCGGTGGCCAACCCCCACCAGGGCAAGTTCCGCGCCGAGGTCAGCCGGTATCTCTCCAACAGCAGCTACACCGGCAACAGCGAGAAGGCCTGGTACCTGCTGTCGGATCCCAACGACCTGCCGGTGATCGAGGTCGCGTTCCTCAATGGCCAGGAGTCGCCGACCATCGAAACCGCCCAGGCGGACTTCAACGTCCTGGGCATCCAGATGCGCGGGTTCCATGACTTTGGCGTGAGCCTTCAGGACCCCCGCGGTGGGGTGCGCGCGAAGGGCGAGGCGTAACGAACTGATGGCGGGTGATCCGCCGGGAGAACTCTCATGACTCTGGAAGCAACCTTCGTTCAAGACGGGCTGAGCATCGACCACACCCCCGGCAGCGCCGTCGCGGCCGGCCAGGTGGTCGTGCTCGGCAAGGTGTGCCTGGTCGCCAAGATGCCCATCGCCGCCAGTGCGCTGGGCAGTCTCGCGGCCACGGGCGTGTTCGACGTGCTCAAGACGGCCGAGCTGGTCGTCAGTCTGGGCGATGCGGTGTACTGGAACGACTCGACCAACCGGGCCACCAAGACGACCACCGACGTCTACATGGGCGTGGCGGTCAAGGCGGCCCTGGCGGCCGACGCATCGGTCCGCATGCACCTGCGGAGTCTGCAGGAGGTCGTGACCGATCAGTTGGGCCTGGCGGACCTGTCCGACGTGAGCACCGCGACGGCCACCGCCGGCAACGTGCTGATCGGCAACGGCACCGCCTTCGCGGCCGGCAAGCTGGGCGCCACCAGCCTGGCCACCGTCGCTGACGGTGCATCCGGCGCGCCGATTCTGATCCGCAAGACCTGCACGGCTACCGGTGCCTCCGACGTGACGGTCCTGGCCTCGGCGCCCGTGAAGCTGCTGATCGTGGACGCCTGGCTGGTGGCCCGCGACACCCAGGCCGCCAACGTCAAGCTCCACTCCGGCACGGCCGGCACAGACGACATCACCGCCGCCGTGGCCAAGGGCACCGCCGACAACGCCATCGTCCGCTTCGCCACCATCGTGGCGGCCAAGGACGAGATCGCCGCGGCCGGGGCCATCAAGGCCAACTTCTCGGCCGCCGGCGTGGCGGACGTGTTCGTGCTGGCGGTGCCCATCGCGTAGGAGGCCCAAGCGTGGCGGATCTGCTCCAACAGGCTGTCGACTGGCTGGATGGCGTGCGGACCTCGCACCTGTCCCAGACGGTCACGTACCAGCGGGGCGGTGAGTCCGTCCAGTTGGCCGCGACGCTGGGCAGCACCGGTTACGAGACCAGCGACGACTTCGGCGCCACGGTCCAGGCCCGCACGACGGACTTCATCGTTTCGGCTGAGGCGCTGGTGCTGGATGGCCAGGTGACGACCCCGCAACCGGGTGATCGGATCAGTGTGACGGCAGGCGCGAAGGTGCTGGTGTTCGAGGTCCTGGCCCTGCCGGGCGGCGAGCATTTCCGCCTGGCCGACCCGCACGGGCGGATGCTGAGGATCCACACCAAGCAGGTGGACGAGGTGCTCATCTGATGTGTGCTGAAGGCGACCAGCCTGCGTGCCGTAGCCTTGGCGAAGGCACGTATGACCGGGTGTGTAGGGGCCAGTTCTCGTCCATCCACACCAAGCTGGATCGGCTGGATGAGGCCCTCCGGGGCAACGGTAAGCCGGGCATCCAGCTTCGGCTGGCCCGGCTGGAGACCTCTGAAGCCGTACGGTCCAGGCTGCTTTGGATCATCGCCGGAGCGACCACCACCCTGGCGGCCAGTGCGCTGTGGAAGTTGGTCATTGGAGGCTGATGTGACCCGAAAGTGGCTTCAATCCGCTGACGTGGACATCGACGAGGCCGGGGCGCTGCTGGTGCGAACCGCGGCGGCGCCCGCGACCCTGCCGGCGGTGATCAACTACTCCACCTCCGGCGACAAGACCGTCATCGCGGCCGTGGCCGGTAAGCGCATCGTCGTGACCGGCGGCCTGATTGTCTGCGGGGCGGCGGTAACGCTGACCTTCAAGAGCGGCTCGACGGCGATCACCGGTCCCATGACCTTCGCGGCCGGCGGCGGTTTCGGCCGTGATGCCCGGCCCGACAGTTACCTGTTCCGCACCGAGGCGGGGCAGGCCCTGATCCTGAACCTCTCCGCCGACGCGGCCGTCGGCGGATGCCTGACCTACTACCTGGAGTGATCCCCATGAAGCGATTCGCCTCTGTCATGTTGATGGTGTGCATCCTGGCCGTGCCTTCTCTGGCGGCGACGTACTACGCCGCGCCGGGCGGGACCGGCACCGGGAAGTCCCCCGACTCACCCGCCACTGTGGTCAGCGCCGTGGCGCTGTGCGGATCGGGCGGGACGGTCCAGCTCGCCGACGGCACCTACACCGGCCCGGCCTCGATGATCTCCCTGGCTGCCAAGCAGAACATGGTGGTCCGCGCCGAGCACGATGGCGCAGTGCTGATCAACGGCGAGGGCGTTCGCCAGCCGGTGAAGCTGGACCGCTGCGTGAGTTGCACTGTCGAGGGGCTGGACGCCTGCAACTCCAATCAGGCGGTGGTCGAGGCCGTTTACTGCTACGACGTGACGTTTCGGCGCATCTGCGCCTGGGACGCCGCCGAGGGCAACAACGTCGTCCTGACCGCCCACTGGTCGGGCTACACCACGTTCGAGGACTGCGCCGGTTGGGGTCGTGGCCGCAAGATCATGACCAACTCGCAGAACTGCAATGGCACCCGGTTCATCCGCTGCTGGGGCAGGTGGGAGGGTTGCATCAGCGTCGGCCCCAAGCATGTGTATGAGGGCAACTACAACTCGTACAACTGCCGGTTCATCAACTGCATCGGGACCTGGGATACCTCCACCGGCCGGCTGCCCGACACGTATGTGCTCCAGGACTACTACGGCAAGCCGTGGACGGGGCCCGAGGGCGGGACGTACACGGGCGGCAGGATTCAGAGCGCCTACGGCATCTTCGCCGAGGCCGGGTACTACGCTCAGTACGAGAACACCTTCGCCGGGACGCAGTTCCTTGGGTGCATGGCGTACACGCTTCCAGGTCAGACCGGGAAGTTCACGGCCGGGTTCTTTGTGTCTCGGCTCAGTGGCATCACGGTTCGCGGCTGCCACTCCAGCATGAACAACGGGAACATGGCCGCGCTGCTGGCGGCGAATGATCGCCGGGCCGACCGTGGGTTGGGGCTATCAGCCAGGGGGTTCGCACACTACGGCGGCAGTTGCCGGATCGACAAGGAGTGGCAACCGAGCGGGATTGTGGCCCGGATGCCGCTTCCGCAGACGCAGTGGAAGATGACCTGTGAGGGTGACGCCACCTGCGACGGCGTGGTCGACGTCGGCGACCTGGGAGTGCTGTCCGCTAACTGGGGCACCAAGCCGCGATTCAAGGGCAGCTACGAGGTCGGCGACTTCAACCGCGATGGCAACGTAGACGTGGGCGACTCGGGCATCCTGTCGGCCAATTTCGGCAACGCCCCGCCCCTGTGGCCCTGGCCGATGGAGGAGCGGATCGCCCAGGCGATGGAGCGGGGGGGCTATCCCCGCATCAGTGTCACGCAGCAGGTCCAGCAAGCATTCGGGAGCACAACCATGGCACAGCAGGAGGTCGCACCGTCCGTCAAACGCCGCATCGTCGTCATGGCCGACGACTGGGTCTGGCCCGCCCTGCGCACCAACCTGGGCGGCTGTCAGTGGTCCAGCCAGACCGGCAACACCCACCTGACGCTCTGGACGCACGATTCGGAAATGGCGACCGTTACCGTGCACCGCGAGGCCCTGCGGTTCAGCCTGTCGGGACTGTCGGGCACGGTGGCGTCGGCCAAGCTGGTGCTGGCGGGGGTCAGCGGCCAAGACCCTCCTCACGCCTATAAGACCGCCTTCCGTGACATGACCGAGGGCAGCCTGACGTGGCTGGACATCATGCCGTCGGGCACCCACCTGGGAGCCTTTGCCGCCGACGGTGCGGAGAAGAGCGTCGCCATCCCGGCCGCCGATATCCAGGCGGCGCTGGGCGGCAACTTCGATATCGGCATCATCGACGGGGCGATGGACTACACCGGAAACGCCCTGGTCGAAGATGGAAGCTTCCAGGCCACCTGGACCGAAAACGCCACCAGCCCCCGTCTAGTGATCACCTTCCAGGACCCGCCGCCCGCCGGTCCCCCGGTTGGGACGTTGGGTCTCTTGGGGGTGGGCCGTTGAGCCTGGTCCTGGACATCGCGACCGCCGTCACGGCTGAGCTCAATGCCGCGCCGCAGGGCACGTTCGAGCCATCGGTGCAGGCAGTGTGCTCAGTCCTGCCGGTCTACGAGCTGTCGGCCATGGCCGACCTGAAGGTGACGGTCGTGCCCAAGGCCGTGCAGATCGACGGGGCGACCCGCGCGACCAGCCAGTTCGACGTGCAGATCGACATCGGCATCCAGAAGAAGCTGGGCAACGACCTCGAGGCTGAGGTCGCGGTGCTGCTGGACCTGGTGGACCGGATCGCGGACTACCTGCGCAATCGGCCGCTGTCGTCGGCGCCGCATGCGATGTGGGTGTCGACGGCGAACGAGCCCGTCTACGCGCCTGAGCACCTGGCTGACAAGCGGCTGTTCACGAGCGTCCTGACCCTGACCTACCGGGTGATCGCATGATCCACCTGAACGTCAAAGCCCTGTTCTTCGACTCGGCGGCCGTGCTCGAGAAGGTCGACGCGGCCACGCGGAAGGTGCTGTCGCGGTTCGGGGCGTTCGTGCGCACCACGGCCCGCCACAGCATCCGCAAGCGCAAGGCTGCCTCATCGCCGGGCTCGCCGCCCAGCAGCCACGTCGGGACGCTCAAGCGGCTGATCTTCTTCGGCTATGACCTGTCGGCCCGGTCGGTGGTCATCGGCCCGGCGCCCTTCCGCAGCACCGTCGAGGCGCCGCCGCTGCTGGAATACGGCGGCACGGCCAGTCGCACAGACCGAAAGGGTCGCCACGTGCTGGCCCGCTACGCCGCCAGGCCGTTCATGGGGCCCGCGTTCGCCAAAGAACAGTCCAAGCTGCCCGCGATGTGGGCCAATAGCGTCCGCTAGCACAGGCTCAAAGGAGACTACACGTGTCAACCGTACTGTTCGTGATGAGCATGAACGCCAAGGCGTACTTCGGCGTAGCCGAGGCATCGCTGGGCTCGCTGGCCGAGATGTCCAACATCAAGGATCTGAAGGTGGCGATGGAGGCCGGCGAGGCTGATGTCACTACCCGCGCCAACGGCGGCTGGGAGGCCACCGCCCCCACGACCAAGACCTGCTCGGCGGACTTCAACATGCAGTGGAAGCCCGGCGACCTGGCCTTCGAGGCCATCAAGGACGCCTTCCTGGCCGGCGGCCAGATCGAGCTGGCCCTGCTGACCGGCGCCAAGGACGCCAGCGGCTCGGAGGGCCCCAAGGGCAGCTTCTCCATCACCAAGTTCGAGCGCAACGAGCAGCTCAAGGAGGCGGTGATGGTGGACGTCACGGCCAAGCTGGCCGTGTTCGGCGAGTGGGTCAAAGTTTAGCAGGCGCTGCGCCCGCAGCCTGACTTCAAGGAGATTGCATCATGAGTGTGAATGTGACCTATCAGTCCAATCTGACCGTGGCCGAGGTCCTGGAGACCGGCGTGTCGGGCGTGGCGACGTCGGCCAAGAAGACCGTCACCCACGACAAGTACAATACCGGGCCCACCACCCTGAGCGCAGCCACCACACCGGCCGCGACCAAGGTGGCCGAGTTCGAGGCCGCCCTGACCGCCGGCGCCGCGAGCATCGACCTGACGGCCCTGGTGGGCACTAACGGAGCGGCTGTGGTCGGCACCGGCCTGAAGGTCCAGGCCTTCAAGTTCCGCGCCAAGGCCGCCAATACGGGTGCCATCACCATCGCCAAGGGCGCCTCCAATGGTTACGGCCTGCTGGGCGCGGCGTTCTCAATCGCCCTGGCACCCGGCGCGGAGATCCAGGCCCTGACGGCCGGCGGCTCACCCGCGGTGGGCAGCTCCGCCAAGACCCTGGACCTGAGCGGCACGGGCACGGACGTACTCGAAGTGGCGATCATCCTGGGCTAACCGGAGGACCCAATGCGAAGCTTCAACGATGCTACCGGCCGGACCTGGCAGCTGGAAGTCCTGGTCGGCACGATCAAACGCGTGCGGGCCCTGGCGGGCGTGGACCTGCTGGGCGTCCTGGAGGGGGCCATGCTGGACAAGCTGGCCTCCGACGCGGTGCTGCTGGTGGACGTGCTGTACGCCTGCTGCAAGGAGCAGGCCGACGGCCTGGGCATCACCGACGAGCAGTTCGGCCGCTCGATGACCGGCGACGCCCTGGAGGCGGGCAGCCTGGCGCTGCTGGAGGCGTTAGCGGATTTTTTCCCATCCCGCCAGCGCCTGCTGCTTCGGCAGGCCCTGGCGCAGGCGGCGACGATGGCCGACCGGCTCCTGGCCCAGACGGCC